CGCCAGCGGTTGTTTTATCAAGCCCGTTACTTTGGTGTTCGCCGCAAGATCAAGCCTTGGCCTACTGCCGCCGATTTGCACGTTCAGTTGATTGATACTGCCATTGAGAAGTTGAAACCAAGCTTCGTCAACAGCGCAATCGGTAACGACATCCTTTCCAGCTTTGTCCCCATGCGCCAGCAGTTGACTCCAATCACAGTGTCGGCTGAACGCTGGTTTGATTACAACATGCGCGAGAAAACCAATTTCCAGAAGGAGATTGTTTCTGTCATCGACAACATCCTGCTTTATGGACGTGGCGTGGCCAAGGTGATTTGGGATGAGGACCAGAAGCAAATTCGCTTTGACGCGATTGACCCTTTCCATATCATCGTTCCTTCGTATACCAAGGAGTTCAAAGATGCCGATTTCATTGTTCACATCATCTCGACTTCAGTCGACTCCTATAAGGCAAATCCCGCTTACAAGCAGGACGAGGAACTTATCAAAATCATTTCTGGTAAACCCTCCAAATCGGTGGGCTTACGAAGTGAAATTCAGGATGAGATTTATAGACGGGAAGGAATTACTCAGGAAGGTGAGAATGATCGCATCATTCTTTGGGAGATGCACACGCCGACCAAGGACGGTTGGAAGGTAGAAACCTACAGCCCCCTACAGATCCAGACCGACATCCGTAAGCCTTTCGTTTTGCCGTATAACCACGGTGAACCACCTTTTGTTGATTTCCCCTATGAGGTCACAGGGGGCGGTTGGTATAGCCCTAGAGGAGTGGCGGAAATCCTACTCCCAGGCGAGAACCTGCTGAATAAACTAAAGAACAGCCTCTCGGACTATGTGGAGCTTGCCAACCGACCCGTTTTTGAAGCGCAGAATCCGATCTCGTTAAATACAGCGAATCTGAAAATGCAGCCTGGGCAGATTCTGCCACAGGGTCTAAAGCCGGTTCAATTCAGCCAACCTCCATTCGACTTCCAGCGTTTGATGCTGGAGGAGCGCATGCTGGCAGAGCAACGCATGGGTCAGTTCGACATGAGCGCGTCAAGCCAGTACACCGGCGCGGATCGAAAGACTGCAACCGAGGTGCAGGCTATCCAAGGCCAAGCCGCAGCTTCCGGCGATTTGAGAAACCGAATCTTCCGCATGAGCTTGGCGCATTTGTTTAAGCAGTGCTGGTCGCTTTACACGCAGTACAACAAGAAAGACTTGATGTATCGGTATGCCGAGGAAACTGGACAGATGGTGCCGGAAGGTATCCATGCCGAGTATTCCATTGAACCGAAGGGTGGACTTGACTTTATTAACCGCCAGTTTGCGTTGCAGAAATCGGTTGCTCGTATGCAGATGTTCCAAAACAATCCTTTCGTCAATCAGGGCGAACTGGTCAAGTCGGTGTTGGAGCAAGACGATCCTTCCTTGGTTCGCCGGTTGTTCCAAGATCCTCAGGCCGCCTCCGGCGATCAGGCAGAGGATCAGGCAACCGAAATTGCGACCATGCTTGCAACCGGATTCCCTGTTGCAATCAAACCTTCCGATGACCACAAGGCGCACATCTCAGTGTTGTTTGCCTTTAACCAAGCGGCGCAAGCCCGCCAGCAGCCTGTAGACCAGGCAGCCATGCAGGTACTCATGGCGCACCTCCAGCAGCACTTGGCTGCTTTGGAGCAGATCGACCCCAACACATCCCGCGCGATCCAGAAACAGCTTCGTGATGCGGCTAAACCCCAGACTCAGCAAAGGCCACAAGGCATTGGTGAGAACATGGGACCGACCAGCCCCGCACTCCCGACTGCTGCTGCTTGAAGGTGCCGGTAATGCGGGATGCCTTCCAAGCGGAAGGCTTAAAACATCTTTGCGAGTGGGCTAACCAGCAAGGCGCGGTTGGCAAGGCGGTTGAGATTGGTTCGTATAGTGGAGAGGGTACGGTTGTCATCGCCAAGCATTTCAGGGAAGTATTGGCTGTAGATCCTTGGCTAAATGGGTATGATATTCAAGATAGAGCAAGTCAACAATGCCCCATGAAATTTGTTTTTGAAGAATTTCAGAAGCGCACAACTCCACTTGGAAATGTTTTTTATAGTCGCGGGAAAAGCCTTGACGCATTGGCGCATGTTAAAGATAGTGATTTAGATTTTATTTATGTGGACGGCGATCATAGGTACGAAGCAGTTTTGGCTGACATCAAAGGTTGGAGGCCGAAGCTTCGTGATGGAGCGGTCCTTGCTGGACACGATTGGAGTTTCAAGGATGTACAAAAGGCTGTATCCGAGACGCTTACAGGTAAAGAAGCCGTACTTTTCCAAGGTGATTCTTGGGCGGTAAAGCTATGAGAAAACTAAAGGCAGCATTGGCGTTTATTAGGGACCAAGCTTGGGTTGAAGAGCCTAAGTGGAATGAGGAGGACGAGAAAGCGTGGACTGCATTTCTTGGAACTCCTACCGGAAAGAGGCTTAGCTTGATTTTGCTTAACCTTACGGTGCGTCAAAATGCCAATGCCATAGCCAAGAAATCAGAGGGACTTGCGGATGCCTGTGGATATGCTAAAGGTTTCCGTGGTTGTGTAGCGACTTTAGAGTCTCTTGCGAACACAAAAATAAACTCCGCCATTGCTGGCTACGGTGATGGAGAGGATGAACCAGTGGCAAACTAACCTAGTGCTTTGACTGACTCCCAGAGCAATTAGTGTAAGAAAGGGTCAAATGGCCGATTCAAATAACCTGACGGAAGTTGACATGTTAGCAATGGCAGCCGCAGCCGATGAGGGAAGGGATTATAGCCCCGAACCCAAAAAGGATGAGGAAACCAAGGTTGAGCAAGTAGCTTCTGAAAAGGCCAGCGGAGATAACGAGCAGCCACCCGCGACTGCTGATGAAGCCAAAACAAACAAACAGGATGCTTCGAGTGAAGCACCCGCAACTGAGGAGAAATCCAAAGAAGCGAAAAGTTCTTTAACAACGCAACCTGAAGAATCCAAGTCGGAGTCGGCTTCCGAAGAGAAGAAGCCAACCCGATACGAGAAGGCCAAGTCGCGTCTTGAAAAAGAGTGGGAAGATGTCAGAGCGGAGAAAGCAAGATTAAAAGCGGAGCGTGATGCCATTGAGAACGCCAAAAACCAGGCTACACAGCCTAGTGCTGAAGCGCAGAAGAGCGGAAGTCGCCGCTTTAGCGCGGAAGATTACCGAGAGGCGGCAAAAAGCTATCGCGAGGAAGGCCGCGATGATCTTGCAAAACTCGCTGACAACAAAGCCACTGAAGTTGAGACCGAAGAGCGCAAAGAGATTGAGCAGAAAACTCAGGCAGAATTAAAGTCTGCTTGGGATAAAAATCTGCTGGAAGAGGTCGAGGGCAACCCCGAACTCAAAGATTCAAACAGCGCACTCTACAAGGCCGTATCGGACATGCTTCAAAACCACGCGATCCTCCGCAATTACCCTGCGGGAATTAAGGATGCTGTGGGGATCGCCAAGATCCGCATCAAGGCGGAGTCCGCCTCCGATTTGGAAAAGAAGGTTGCAGAGTATGAACGAGAACTCGTTCAACTCAGAAAAGCGACAATGCCCGCTTCTGGTCAACCGTCCGCGCCGAAAAAGACTAAAGCGTTCCATGAACTCTCCCTGGAGGAGCAGGAAAAGGAACTCTTTAAGATGGCTGCGGAAGCTGACCGAGCTTAATTGTCAACAAAGGATATAAACTAATATGGTTACCACTGGTTCAGTCTCGGCGCAGTTCCAGACGTACTTCTCGAAGGCGTTGCTGGAGCGTGCGCTCCCCTTGCTCCAAATGGAGCAGTTCGCAATGAAGGTTCCTTACCCCACCAAAACGGGCGGGAACAAAACGATTCGGTTCTTCCGCTTCGGAGATCCGTCAATCACCGCTATCGCCAACCTCTCGGAAGGTACTACTTCCGTCAGCGGTGACGAGCGTGATTTGACCCTCTCCTCGGTTGAAGCGACCCTGGTACAGTACGGCTCCAAGATCATCCTCACGGACGTTCTCTTGGCCACCGAATTGTTCAGCCACCTCGCCCAAGCCACCAAGCAACTCGGTGAAGACGCTGCTCTGCACGCCGACACCCTCTGCCATCGTGCGTTGGTTCAGGATTCCTCGACCAGCACCGGCACCGGCGTGGCCACCAAGTCGTATGCCCGTTATGCTCAGAACAGCACCAACGGAACGACCTGGGCCACTAGCTCGGTTGCTAACAGTTCGATCACTGCCACCGACTTGCTCGATGGCGCGACCTCACTGTTCATCGCTCGTGCTCCTAAGATCAAGGACGGCTACGCGCTTGTCGCGCACCCTGCCGTTATCCGTGATCTCCAGCAGGACGATGATTGGTTGAAGGTTTCCAGCTACTCCGCTCCGGATCAAATTTTCCGTGGCGAAGTTGGAAAACTCTTCGGCGTTAGCGTTGTGTCAAGCACCAACGTGCAGACGTTTAACACGTCAGCATCTGGTATCGCTGAAAACAGCGTTGGAACGACTGGTGCGAATACCGGCTATGCCAACGTGTTGCTCGGCGGCGGATCGTTCGGCGTACCCAGCTTGTCATCGATTGTGGCTTCTGGCTCGCCCTTCGCGCCCAAGGTCACCATCATTGACGCGCCCGACAAATCCGACCCGTACGGACAGCGTATCGTAGCGTCCTTCAAGACGTTCTATGCTGCCAAACAGTTGGACCCTCGGTTCTTCCGAGTGTTGGTTGCTAAGTCGAACTACAGCTAATAATTAAATGGGAACCCTAGTTATCGCTATGGGTCGCCCTGGAAAGGCTGGGGAGGATAAAACCTCCCC